GCCTATCCTGCCGCTGTCGACCCGAGTTCCCTACACGGAGCTGGGCGCGTGAGGTCGGCCCTCGAGATCCTGCTGTCGGAATGGGGAGCCTGGAAGCGAGGCGAGAATCGCAGCGCTTTGGGCTACCCCGACATGGCCGCATTCGCTCGGATGCGCGTCGACGGGCAGCGTCGTGCAGATCCGGATGCGCTGCTGATCGATGACGACCTGATGCGCATCGACCGGTATGTCATGGGCCTATTCCCGGAGGCGCGACTCGTCATCACTGCTCACTATGTCTGGAGCGGTCCGGTAAAGGCAAAGCTCGACAGGCTGCAGGTCAGCCGCACCCACTACTACGACATGCTCGACTGTGCGCACAAGCAGCTGTCGCATTGGATGGGTGGGAACTATGTTGTATCCGAGCAAACAAGCCAAGAAACTTTTTTGTCCGGACACCTTGTAGAAGCGTCCGGACGAAACTAGGATGAATCCTGTAGGCTGTCGCATTGTCAGCCTATTAGCCGTACCGTCTCCTCTAGTGGCCCAGCGGCGGGCCTTTGATCGCCCCGGTTTGAGAATCCTGCTCGCCGGGGCGAGTCTTTTTCGGAGCCGAGAAATGTTGATCACCACTGGTTTGGCCGCCTTTGCGTTTGGCGTTGTGGCGACGCTGATCGTCCTCAAGATGGTTGGCCGCCTGTAAGGCGCTACTTGGGGCGACCAACCGAATATCGGAGTCGCATTGACCATGAGCGAAAGCAAGCCCGATAAAAAAACCGCAGGAATCGGAAAGGGTACTCCTGGCCCTGGACGCCCGAAAGGGTCTCCAAACAAGGAGAACAAGATCCTGCGAGAGATGATCGTCCAAGCCCTGGATGAGCTTGGAGGCGTGGAATACCTGAAGGCGCAGGCGATCGACAACCCTGGCCCGTTCATGACCTTGTTGGGTAAGGTGCTGCCGATGCAGGTCACGGGTGAAGGTGGCGGTCCAGTTAGCCACAGTATCACCGTCACGTTCCGCTGATGCAGGTCGAATTCCCGGCAAAGTTGCGGTGCTTATTCCAAGCGAGCCGGTACAAGTTCATCCGTGGCGGTCGCGGCGGGGGGAAATCCTGGAACGTTGCCCGGGCGCTGCTGATCCGTGCGGCTGAAAGGCCATTGCGGGTACTCTGTACTCGGGAGATCCAGAGGTCGATCAAAGACTCGGTCCACAGGCTGCTGGCCGACCAGGTTCAAGAGCTTGGCCTGGGCGGGTTCTACGAGGTGCTGCAAACCGAGATCAGGGGCAGGAATGGCTCGCTGTTCCTGTTCTCTGGGTTGTCCGATCTGACGGCGGAGAGCATCAAGAGCTTCGAGGGCTGCGACATCGTCTGGATCGAAGAAGCGCGGTCTGTCTCGAAGCGCAGCTTGAATATCCTGACGCCGACCATCCGGAAGGAAGGGTCGGAAATCTGGGCGACGTACAACCCTGAGCTAGAGACTGACCCGATACACCAGATGGCGGAGAACCCGCCGCCTGACAGCATCGTGGTCGAGATCAACTACCGGGACAATCCGTGGTTCCCGGCGGTGCTGGAGCAGGAAAGGCAGCACGCGCAGCGGACGATGCCTGAAGCCGAATACCGGCACATCTGGGAAGGACAATGCTTGCCGGCTGTGATCGGGGCGATCTACGCGAACGAGATTGCGCAGGCCGAGGCAGACGGGCGGATATGCAATGTGCCGTATGACCCGGCGCTGCGGGTTCATGTGGTCTTTGATCTCGGCTGGAACGATGCGATGGCGATATCGCTAGTGCAGCGCCACGGGTCGGAGATTCGCATCATCCGGTACATCGAGGATTCGCACCGGACACTGGCGGACTACAGCGCTGAGCTACGAGCGTTGAGGATGAATTGGGGCCGCGTCTGGCTGCCCCATGATGGGTTCAACGGCGATTTCAAGACTGGCCAAAGCAGTGCAGCGATTCTGCGGCAGTTGGGCTGGGATGTGGCGGGCAAGGAAGAAATCGCCAATGTGAGCGTGGAGGAGGGCATCCGGCAGACTCGGATGGTCTTCCCGAGACTCTACATCGACAAAACACACTGTGCCCGGCTGGTGGAGTGCGTCAAACGCTACCGGCGCGCGATCAACGCAAGGACGCAGGAAGCCGGAGCACCGCTGCACGACGAATACTCGCACGGTGCGGACAACCTTCGGTACGTGGCGGTCAATGTCGACCGTATGACGAATGAGGAATGGGGCGGGGCGCTGCCCACTCCTAGACTGGGAATTGTGTAAGTGGCCAAGCTGACGCAAGACGAGATCGACCGCCTGATAGATCAGGAGGTGCAGGCTGCCGTCCTGTGGCGGGATTCTGCCATCCGTCAGGAGGTCGAGCGCAACTACCAGTACTACCTGGGGCTGCCGCTGGGTAACGAGGTCGAGGGCCGCTCGCAGGTGGTCTCGTGGGACACGTTCGAGACGATCGAGTCCGTCTTGCCTGACCTGCTGGAGATATTCCTTGCCGGCGATCATGTTGGCGAGTTTGAGCCGAACGGCCCGGAAGATGAGCGCTTTGCCCAGCAGGCGACGGATTACATCAACCACATCGTTCTGAAGCAGAATCCTGGGTTTCTGATCTTCAACCAGTGGTTCAAGGATGCGCTGCTCGCAAAGTTGGGCATCGTCCGGGCGTACTGGAGCAACGAGGCCACGGTAAAGCGTGAGCGTTATACGGGGCTAGACGAAGACAGCCTGACGATGTTGCTCAACAACGAGGGCGTTGAGGTTGTCGAGCAGTTTTCGTATCCCGACCCGCTGGACCAGAAGCAGCGCGACGAGGCCATGCAGCAGATGGCTTCTATGCCGCCAGAGCAGCAGGCGCAAGTCGCTCAGATGCTGCAGCAACCGCCCAAGATGCTGTATGACGTGACGGTCGCGGTCAAGCGCACGAAAGGGCGGGTGGTCATTGAGGGCGTCAGGCCTGAGACGTTTGTCATCTCGCGCAGAGCAACGAGACAAGCCGATGCGAACATCCAGGGCGAACTGCGGCCCTTCACGCGGTCGGAGCTGGTCGAGATGGGCATCAATGTCGAAGATGCCTACACGGTCCAGGACTACGACATGCAGGCCCTGGAATCGGGCGATTCGCTCAAAGACCGGGCCGAGCACGAGAGCTCGACTTGGCACTTTGGCGACGAGATCAGCGGGGACAAGTCGACCGAGGAAGTCATCCTATTCGTCGGCTATGTCAGGGCGGATTACGACGGCGACGGGGTTGCCGAGTGGCGCTACGTCATCCGGGGCGGGAACAAGACGCTGATGGTGGAGGAAGCGGAGGGCCCGGATTATTGTCTGCTCACGCCGATCCCGATCCCGCATGCGGTCTACGGACTGGCTCTGGCCGATATCGTTGCGCCGATCCAGGAGGTCAATACCGTCCTGACGCGTCAGTATCTGGATTCCCTGTACCTGGCCAACAACCCGCGCACTTGGGTCGTTGAAGGGCAGGTCAATTTGGACGACCTGCTGAACAACCGCATCGGCGGCATTGTGCGTATGAAGCAGCAGGGCGCTGTAGGCCCGCTGGAAACGACCAATGTGTCGACGGAGGCGCTGCAGGGCATCGAGTTAATGGATGCCAAGCGGGAGGCCCGTACCGGGGTGACTCGGTATAACCAGGGCCTTGACGCTGACAGTTTGAACAAGACGGCAACCGGGGTGCGCACGATCACCGCCAAGGGTGACAAGCGCGTGCTAATGATCGCCCGCATTTTTGCCGAGACGGGTGTCAAGGACCTGTTCAAGCTGGTGTTGCGCCTGGTGTGCCAGCACCAGGACCAGGCTGCTGTCATCCGTCTGCGCAACGAATGGGTCTCGTTCGACCCGCGAGAGTGGGACGCTGGCATGGATGCCACGATTCACACTGGGCTTGGTACGGGCGACAAGTCGGAGCAGGTGGCGCTGTGGCAGACCGTCTTGGGGTTGCAGCAGACCGCGATCCAGGCCGGGTCGTCGCTGGCTGACGAGTCGAATGTCTACGCTGCCCTACAGCAGCTTATGCGAGCAATGGGCGTCAAGGGTGCGGAGATGTACTTCCGTGACCCGAGTCAGATGCCGCCGCAGCAGCAACAACCGCAGCCGTCTCCCGAGGAGCTCATCGCTCAGGCTGAGGTGGAGAAAGCCCGGATCAATCAAGAGACGAAGCTGCAGGAGATCCAGGCTGAGAATGCCAGGAAGCAGATGGACCTGCAGATCGAGCTGCTGAAGCTGCGTCAGCGTGAAGTCGAGCTCGGCATCAAAGACCGCGATTCTTTGGTCAAGGCCGAGGCGACCTTGCAGGACCAGCAGCGCAAGAACTTTTCGGAAATCGCCCGGGCGATGCCCGCGATGGGGGTTTGAGCATGACATACCTGATTCATAGCCCTGACAAGCCGATTCGGCAGCTGGACAGCCTAACCGGCCCGTCCGATGCAGCTCGTGCTGGTGATGTGGCTATCACGCCCGAGGGCGATCGGTACACCCTGGTTGCGTCTGGGTGGGTAAAGGTCTGGGATCACGAGACGGGCGCTGACTTCGACCCCGAGGAATGATGACCGACGACCGCATTGCACTTGCCCGCGCTGACCGGGCCCGCATGATCCTTGAGGATGAGCTCGTAAAGGCGGCTTTGTCCGACATGAAAGCCCTGGTCCGTGAGGAGTGGGAAAAATCGCCGGTTCGGGATGTCGACGGTCGGGAACACCTGTACAAGCTGATGCGTGTCATAGGACAGTTTGAGGGGTGCTTGCAAAAACACCTCGAGACTGGCCAGCTTGTCGCTGCCGATATCAGGGCGGAGGAAGAGCGCAAGAGCATGATGGCGAAGATCAAGGAGCGCATTCGTGCCTAGGAAAAAGTCGCTGGGCAACATGAGCCCGTCCGACGCGTCCGATACGCTGGGATCGTTCATAGCTGCCCACGAGGAAGCCGCGCAGGCAAAGGGCGTGGTGGTGGTCAAGATCACATATCCGGGCGCTACGAACCGAATCTACCCGGGCAAGTACTCCGGAATCAGGATCGAGGACGGCAAGCCGTCTGCGCGATACAGCGACGGCAGTACGAATTGATTTCTTGGGCCACCTGGGAGCCCTTTGATCCCAGGCCGAGGAAAGACCAACCGATTGGCCGCCTATTTGGGTGGCCTTTTTGTTGATCGGAGTCAAACCCATCGAGGTATCTATGTCTGAGATCGCAACCCTAGAGCAGTTTTCTGAGCAGCTGGCGCAGGCCGATGAGTATCAGGGCGATAGCCCGCAGGCCGAGGACGTCGAACTCGCCCAACCGGAAGCGGAGGCGCAAGGCGACGACCAGCCGGAGGCTGAGGAAACGGAAGTCGAGCAGGAGAAGGACGGCGAGGAGGGCCAAGCTGAGGAGCAGCCTTCTGAAGACCCCGTCATCGAATGGGAGACCGCATCCGGGGAGAAGTATTCCGTGCCGGTATCCGAGCTGAAGAACGGATACATGCGGCAGGCGGACTACACGCAGAAAACGCAAGAGCTTGCGCGTCTGCGAGAAGCGGCTCAGCAGCAGATACAGCAGCAGTTCCAGGAAGTCCAGCAATACGCGCAGGAGCTCGGTCAGCTGCAGCTGCAATCGGCGTACATCCAGCAGTTGGAAGCGCAAATCACGCAAATCAACCGCCACGATGACCCGGTTGCGTACAACGCGGCTGTCAATGAGCTGATCTTGGCGCAGCAGAAGCAGCAGCAGCTGACTGCCCAGATCGCCCAGGTGCAACAGCGTCGCATGGCTGAGCAGCAGCAGGCCTTTTTGGCTGCCCAGCAGAAGGCGGCGCAGGAGTTGACTTCTGGCCCCAACGCACTGCCTGGATTCGGCAAGGAGCTGGTGCAAAAGCTCAACGAAACGGGACGCGCCTATGGCCTGGACGATCAGGAGTTGTCCCTGATCACGGACCCCCGGCACATTCGGATCCTGCACGACGCGATGAAGTACCGCGAGCTGCAGGCGAAAAAGCCGGCGGTGGTCAACAAGGTCAAGCAAGCCCCGATCAAGCCGCCGAAGCAGACGAGCAGCAAGCCTGCTGTCGGTGTGGAACAGGATCTGAAGCGCTTCAAGACGAAGCCTGACGTGGATTCGCTTGCGAAGCTGCTTCAACACGCTATGTGAGGACAAAATGGCTCAACTGGCTAATAGCTTTGCTACTTTTAATGCCGTAGGCCTGCGCGAACAGCTGGCCGATGCGATCTACAACATTTCCCCCGAGGAAACCCCGTTCCTGGCCGCCATCGGCAAGGGCAAGGCCAACGGTGTCTACGAGGAGTGGCAGACCGACGAGCTCGCTGCTGCGACCAACAACAAGGTCGAGCAAGGCAACGAAGCGTCGCCTACTCCCGTGACCCCGACTGTTCGCGTCGGCAACCGCACTCAGATCTCCGAAAAGGTCTATGCGGTGACCGGCACGGAGGAAGTGGTTTCTAAGGCGGGTCGCAAATCGGAGGTCGCGTATCAGGACGCCAAGAAGATGGTGGAACTGAAGCGCGATGTGGAATTTGCGTGCTTGCAGAACACCACGGCCATTGCTGCGGCTTCTGGCGTGGCTCCACAGGCTCGTGGGGCGCTGGGCTGGATCGCCACCAACACCGACTGGACGATCCCGCAGGCGCGCGGCATCGCGTCCGCCGC